TCTTGCATTTCTTGCTTCGTAGAACAATGAAACGTTAGGCTTTGTACCTGACAGCTTGATACCTGAATCCATCCAACCAGCAAAGGCACTACCACCACGAGCTGACATGAACGACAGATCGTCTGCCCTTTCTTTACCTGTGTGATGAGCAATGATGACTGCTACTTTGAATAAATCTATTAACTTATCTATCCTAGATAACATCTCATGAATCTCTGAGTTAGAGTTTTCTTCACCACTAAAGAAGTTAATAATAGGATCAATCATTAATAGGTCAGGCTTATGATACTCAATACTTTCTGCTATAGCATCCATATCACTGTCCCTCATAATGTTTTTTCTAAGTCTGCCTGATGCTATCAGGTTTGACTTGCCCAAGTTATATAGTTCTGGGTCATGATGAAAAGGTTTGTAATACATTTCTATTCTCTTCTTTAAGAACTCATGAATAATCTCTGCCTGTAGCCACATGACTTTAAGAGGTCTAGAGAATTGTGTTCCCATAAACTCTGTGCCTGTCGTGGCAGATGCAGCAAATGCCCCTAACCAATGAGACTTACCTATCTTTGGCTTACCTAACAATAAGACTCTTGATTGTTCAAATATAAATGCATCTCCCCAAAACTGTTCGATGCGACTTGAGTCCATCGTATCCCAGAAAGGATCATTAAAAGGTTTCAAACCTAATGGATCTCTTTCAACTGTTGTTTTTTTCTTTTGCTGATCAATAGGATCTTCTTGATCCATGATCTCTTTAAGTTCATCTGATAAAGGTATTTGCCATTGACTTGTGTTCCATTTAAGTATGCCTACATCAGTATGATCCTGGTTTCTTTTTAAATGGCCTGTGCAAATACTATTGGTTGTATGCAATACCTCTTGCACACTCATAGGTGGGTTGTTGGTTTGATTCCAATCTAATGCTTTGATAAGAACTTCACGCATTCCCCAGCCTTCCAAGATCCACTTGCCTACCAATCTTGCAAGCGTGTCATTACGCATTCCAGATTGCACACCATCTAGGGATAAAGGTGTCTTGCTATCTAAAATAATCTTTCCATCATTATTAAAGTCATAGATAACATTCATGTCTTGACTGTTAAGAATTGGAAGATCGTCTATTGAATCTATAATCATGTTATCAACTGTTTCAAACATATACTTATTAGAAGGACTGACCATGACATAGCCACCCTCTCCTCTAATATCTAATCGTCCTGTTGTATTTCGTATCGTAAGATTTGGATTGATTGCGTAGAAGTAATGATAGCCACCACGAGGAGTCTTTTGTTTGAGTGTAGTCCTTGTGATCTTTCCAGATTCTACAAAGTCACAAGCTTCTTGTGAGTCTGCATCTAATACAACAAAGGTAATGCCTGTTACCACTGCCCAATTGCATTTAGGAAATTGTTTATACCAATTCCCTATATCGTTTTTGCTAGGTTGATTTGTAATGTAGTCAGACCATTTGACTCTTGGTGTCTTGGACCATCGCTTTATTAAAACATCTTCTTCTTCGTTGGGATGTCTTGCTTTAAAGTAATCTGGGATTACATCGTCTCGTGAGCCACAAGGTATTAGATGAAAGTTGTTTTCATAATATGAAGCCAACATATCTTTTCGTGACCTATCATCGATCTCGTCTCCAACAAGATTGAATTGTAAATCGAGAGACATACTACCCCTCTATAGATCCATAGATGCCTTCCCAATCCAAAGCATGCCCGGTTAACTTAATAAGTTTCTTTGCCTGATTTACAGAGGGTTGCCTATTGCCATACCTCCAAGACTTGATTGTATCAACAGATACACCTAGCTCTTTAGCTAAAGGTTCTTCACCCCTCTTTTCTATATAATCTTTTAAATTCATGTCTCTCCTGTTTTAATAAAGTGACACGCTTCAAGTTTATGTGGATACTTTGTCTAGGGTGGCAAAGTATTTTTGAAACGTGTCGTGCTTTCCACAAAGCTTCTTTATAATAATTCTTTACTGACAAATTGTAAAGTATTCTCTTGACAACAAATTTAATATCATTAATATAAAGGTATTAAAAGTTTGGAGACTGATAATGAAAAAGAAAAATCTTAGTATTCTCTGCCTTGCAGATTTGTTAAAAGAAAAGAAAAAGAATTTAACAATGCAAGCTGATTTAAAAAAAGCCAGTGCAGAGCTGGATAACGAAATTGCTTCTCGTCCTGAGATACAAAAGCATATCAAGAAACTTTCTAATACTGGTGGATCTACCAGGGTCCCTTTGGACAATGTGATTCCATTAGATATTAGAGTGCAATACAGAGTTACAAGATCCTGGGATCAAGACTTTCTTTGTAAGGTAAAGAAAGAACTACCCAAGAGCATGTTCCCATTTAAGATTCAATACGTAGAAGATACAGTTAAATCAAAAAAGATTGCAGAAGAGAATCAAGATGTATACGACAAGATACAAGAGGGATTGCAAACCAAGATTAATGAAAGGCCTTACATACAATTCATAGATCCATTGAAGGGAGATAAGAAATGAGTACAATCCCAAGACCATCCGCAAGAAAAATATTAGAACAGCTACATGAAGATGACCAATCTTTAATTTGGTATTTATTGGTAGCTGCCTACGCAATTAAAACAGGTGACATACCTAAGTCATATAAAACCACACCGAGAGGTTATGAATTTTCCGCTTATGATTTTGATATTGATCATTTAGAAAAGAAAAAAATTAGAAGTTTACTTAGGAGGATAGATAAATGAGTTTATTAGAAACAGTAGAGAGAGGAATCAAAGTGCCTACGCTAAAAATCAATGTGTCTGGAACTAATGGCATTGGTAAAAGCACCTTTGCTTCACAAGCACCTAGACCAATATTTATTAAGACAGAAGATGGAACAAACTTTATTGACGTGCCATCTTTTCCTTTGTGCCAGGCTTATGATGATGTATTAAAACAAATTTCTACATTGTTGCATGAAGAACACGATTACAAGACCCTAGTCTTTGATACGACTGATTGGGCTGAGAAACTGATACATCAGAAGGTGTGCCAGAATCATTCAGTCAAATCAATTGAAGCTCTAGGTTTTGGTAAAGGATACACAGAAGCATCAGAACTATATCGTTCATTACTAGCTATGTTTGATGATCTGGGAAAGAAGAAGAAGATGAACATCGTCTTACTATCACATGTATCCATAAGAACTTTTAACGATCCTGAGAGAGAACCTTATGATCGTTGGGAATTGAATCTACACAAGAAAGTATCAGCAATGATAAAAGAATGGGTAGATTTTAATCTGTTTGCGAACTACGAGGTAACAACTCGTACAAGTGGACAGGGCTTTAAAGAAACTACTAGAGGCGTGTCTTATGGCAAGCGAAAGTTGTTTCATAAGTATGCAGCTTCGTTTGACGCTAAGTCTAGAGTTGATTTGGGGAGTGCCCCTTTAGAACTAGAGTGGAGTGCCTTCATGACTGCTTTGAAAGAATCATTAAAATCTAAAACAGGAGTAAAAAAATGAGTGATTTTGAAATTAATTTAACTGATGTTGAAGAACTTGATACGAGTTCAATAGGACCTATGCCAGCTGGAGATTACGAATTAGTTGGACAAACCTGGGAAGCTAGGAAAAGCAAAGCCAACAACCATAGGATGATCAATATAACTTTTGAAGTTGTTGGTCCTCAATACGCTGGCAGAAAAGTTTGGGAAAACTTTATGCTAGAAGGTAATGGCCTGAATGTATCTAAAGGAAAGATTCGTAATTGGAGAAAAGCTATGGGCTTAAATCCTGACGTTGAAAACTTCAACCTTGAAGCTCTTGAGAGCATGATGAACGTTCCTTTTGATGCCACTCTAAAGATAGAGGTTGGTCAAGATAAAGGCGATGGAACTAAATGGGATGACAAAAACGTTATCGCCAAGTTCAATCCTAAAGCTGAATCAAAACCAGCACCTCAACAATCAGCACCTGCCCCAGAAACACCTGTCGAAGCTGTCGCATCTACTGATGACGATGACGATGGGTTTGATTGGGACAAGTAAAAGAATTTCATCGCAGAGTTACATTAACAGGTCACTTTGTTAGGAGAGAGGGACTCTGTGATGAGATAACCGAGCGAGTGGTTGATGCTCTCAATGACCTGAGTAATGCTTCAACTGCTCCTCGCCTTCATTATTATAACGTATATGATAATGTGTTAATAATACACAAGGAAAAACATGGATGAAGATTTAATAAAAGTATTAGACAAGAGGACATCAGACCTGGTGATGCAAGATCTAGCTAATTACATTGATAAA